TTCCAGCGGTGCATGGCATTGGTCAACGCTGATTCGCTCTTGCACTCGGTCAGGTTGATTGGTCGCAGGTCTTTGAACCGCGTCATGATCCGCTCGGCGTCGCTGCGGTATGAGTAGGAGCACAGGATCGGTGAGCCCTGGGCTTCGTCGATGATTTCCCCCAATGCGTCAAGTTTCATGTCGTGCACTGGTTCCCACAACGGCATCCCGGCAATTGGATACACTGATCCGTTGGAGAATTGTAAACACTTGTTGGTCAGCGCGGCCTGGTTGAACACCTCGATCTCCTTACCACTGTCAAGCACCATGAAAAACTCTTTCTCCAGCCGGTCGTAACTGGCACGCAGATTGTCCGGCATCTCGATCTCGACATCATTGATGATCAGGTCGGGCAGTGGGTTGTAGTCTTCGGCTGACATCTCTAGCGTGATGTCCCCGATCAGCTTCTTGATGGTGTCCTCGGTATCCTCGTAAGGCACTTCTTTGTATGGTCCGACTTTCTTGTAGAACCGGGTGCGGAAGACCGTCTTGCTTGTGCCCAGACGCTCACCCCGATCCACCACGAGGAACTGACCGTGGAGGTCTTTGTAGCCGTTACTGGCCGGAGTACCTGTGAGGCCCGTGGTCCAGTCGAACTGGTCAGCGATCTTGTGAAACGCCTTGACACGGGTCGTGGCGCTGTTCTTCATCTTGCTGATCTCGTCCCAGACAATCCCGTTGAATGGTATCTGGCGATCCTTCTTGACGAAGTAGGTATGGATCGTTTCGGCCAACCAGCCGAGGTTCTCATAGTTCACCAGGTACACGTCGGCAGGGCGCAAGAGAGCGCGGGTGCGCTGATCCCTGGTGCCCGCGACCATGTTGAACCTGAGGTGCTTGGTGTGCTCCCACTTCGCAGCCTCCTGTCGCCACACCAGCCGGATCACGCGGATCGGAGCCACGATGATCACGCCACGAAGGAACCCGGTGGTCAGAAGATGTGTGAGGCTGGTCAGCGTGATGATGGTCTTACCTAACCCCATGTCCAACCATAGCATCGATTGTGGACGGGCGCACTGGAAGTTGACCGCCTTTTTTTGGTAGTCGTGCATCAAGTCCGGTGTCAGCATGTTCGTAACCATTCGGGTAAATCATCCTTTGAGTAATCGGTACGCTATTGCCGCTTGGAGCGGGACTTGCGCGTTTCCGATTGATTTAAGGCGGTGAAATCTAAAGGGAACCCCATCATCCACTCCGTGAATTGCGGGTTTATTTTTCCACCAATCACCCACGCCAGAGAAGGTGTGTTCCGTGTTCCTTCCGCTGGATAACCGCCTTCTTTCGCGTTGCGTGCTGTCGGAGTCGGCAACATCAATTTGGCGAGATTCACGCAACCGGGGTGCTTCATCATGGACGGCATCAGTTGATTGGCTTTGGTGGTCGGTGTTGCGACAAAGGCAAAACCATCGGTCGCGGTGATGGTTCGCCCCGACATCGGATGCTCGTATGCACAACCACCGACAGTCATACCCCAAGACGGCCAAGTCTTTGAGTACCGTTTCAAGTCCGTTGCTTTTAATTGCGGCGACATTTTCCAAGTAGAGTTCATCGGGTCTAATTGCGCCAGCAATTCGCAAGACTTCTCGGTAAAGACCTGATCGGGTTCCCTCAACAACTCCTGCTTGTTTTCCAGCAGTGCTAATGTCTTGACAAGGGAATCCTGCATGAATGCAGTCCACTCGTCCGGCATATTCGGATGGGTCAAAGTCTCGGACATCTCCTTCCCAGACATCCAACTCGGGAAACCATCCCTCAATTGCTCTCTCTCTAAGAACTCGGCAGGCGTAGGGTTCCCATTCGACTGCAACCACTGGGGTATGTCCAAGGATGAGGTCTGCGAGAAGTCCACCACCGACTCCTGCAAAAAGGTGCATTGTTCGCATGTCATTTATTCCAATCCCATTGTCATTACATCAATGACCAGCTTGCCAGCGTCCACGTTGTCTACTACGAATACGTTGACCCTGTGGCCGCGCAATCGATCATGTTCGCGTTCTTGTGCGTCAGTGGGTTTCTGACCCCCGCGCTTAAACTCGATGAAGAAGATCACGCCATCGGGCCGCACAAACAAACGATCAGGGACAGCGGCACGAGCGGGGCTGGTGAACTTGTAGACCAGTACGCCCTTGGTCTTGGCGTACTCGCAGACCCTCGCCTCAATCTGCTTTTCCAACACGACTGCTCTCCAGCTCGATCAGAAGCTGAATGTAGTGTTTCGCTTTCTCTAGATCGGAAAGACCTCCCTTCTTGCGCCATCTACTGACATATTTGATTACGTTCCCCTCGAAATACCCAAGACCATTGGCGTGAACATACTCCACCGGCTGGATCACCATATCTTTGTAATGGGTGCCCGCAATCTGTTGTTTCAATGACTGCTTAGTTTTCCAATCTTCCCATTCTTTATGTGACACTTCTCGAATATCACATGGCTGTATTATAGGAACACGACACCCATTACTCATGCAACATTCTACCGTTTCACAATCGCCACAAAGACTCACGCTATTCCCAGACATAGTTTTTCAACCTCTCTTATGTAGTAATCAAAGTCAATCGGGAGTCGACCGGCATCACGAATGTCGTTGCATGGCTGAACTCCCCACCCACTCTCGACGCCGAACTTGCGCCACTCATGCGTTCCTTTCAAAGGAGGAAGCCATTTGAACAGTCGGCCACCACCCTCGGCGACATAGTATCGAGTGGTGTTCTGCAACTGCTGAGGCTGCTGATCACCCCACTCGATTGCCAGGTAACTGCTGCGCTGTATCTTGGTGCGCAACATGAAGTCCATGATGTCTGGCCATTGCCGCACGGTCTGTCGGATCGGTGCGCCCTCGACCAGCACCTTCTCGGCCACCTTGGGAATCACCAGACCGCCGGCGTTTTGGTGCCAGCCCACCTTCCACTCGTAAGCACCCTTGCGCTTGGTACCGCCATCCTCGTAGATCGCGATGTAATTGTTGCAATCACGTATGAACATGCGCTTGTAGACCACCTCTTCGAGGTTCAAGCCGGTGCGCTCTTGCCAAGCAGCGCGGACCATATCGACCATCACCTTCATGTTGCGCGGCACCCGCACAGTCAGCCCATCGGTGTTCACTTGAATCAGGCGCAGCCCTGGGATCGTCATCAGCCCTTCAGCCAGCAGGCACAGCAACAGTTGCCCATTGAGCGTTATGGTCATGGTGTACAGCGGATCATAGAACACGCTGAACTGATTGTTACTGTCACCATAGACACCATTGAGCGCCAGCTTCAGCATCGCGCTTTCTGCGGACTTCTTGGGATACTGCTTGCGCTGCTCGAACAGGTGCTTGTAGATGCTGACAAACTCTTTGCCGAGATGTGCCGGGTGGAATCCATTGGTGATGGCCAAATTCGGGTAATACGACGTGACATCGAGGTCAATGATCACATGCTCATCATCTGACTCAACGACTTCTGATTTGATGGAGCCGTGGATTCCCCCAAGGCCAAAGACGAACGTGAATCCATTGATGGTTGCGGTAAGGTCAGTGAAGACACCCTTGGTCTCGGTAATCGACTGATCCTTTAGCCACTGGAGCACCCTGGTGAACTCTGACTGCTCGAAGCTGATCCATGGTAGGATGGCGTCACGCAAATGGATCACCGGGCGCTTTGTCTGCCTGGGTGTGCGGCCCTTGTCGCCGTAGTCGTAACATGCCACGCCGGTCTCCTCTAGTTTCATCACGAAATAGTCTTTGCCGATCTTCGTGTCGTTGTGATTGGTAAAGTCGCGGGCGTACTTGCGCGTCAGTTCTTCGCGGAACGCAATCATGTTTTTGCTGTGGTGATAGAACGCCTTGGTCTGCGCCACATCGTGCTGGTTGTACTTCTTGAGCACCTGGGCCTGCTCATGCGTAAGCACGGTGCCTACGGGGAACGGGAGGTCTTCGATGCTGTCAGCCCGCATGTTGAACTCCAGCACCTTCAAGCTGGTGGCGCGGGCCTTGTTGTCGAAGTGGTGAATCTTGAACAGGTCGATCTGCGTCACGAACTGGTCGCTGGGCTTGACCAAGTGCATCCATCGACTCCCATCACCATCTTGTGATGCGATGATCGATTGCGCCTTTTGGTACAACGTCTTGGCATCACTGCGACCCATGCGGATCAGCATGTGCAGTATCGGGTAGTCGAACCCGAGGTTGTTGAAACCCACCATGCGGGCGTCAGTCTGCTTGAGATGCTGGAGGAACGCGATGATGTCGCGGCTGTCGTTGCGCCAGTCGCTGATCTCGAACATCCAGCGCAGCGGGGCATCAGCGTGTTCCACGGCCAACGTGAAGACGTTGGGGTATGTCTCGATGTCGAACACATAGTCGTTACTCATTTGAACCAGTCCGGTAAATCAATGGAGTCATGTATGCGCTTTTGTGCGATTTCAAAATACTTTGCGTCTTGCTCCATGCCGATAAATTTGCGACCCGTGTTCATGCAGGCCACACCAGTTGTGCCGCTGCCCATCGTGTTGTCGAGCACGACATCACCTTCGTTGGTGTAGGTCTTGATCAGGTACTCCATCAGGGCTACGGGCTTTTGGGTCGGGTGGATGCGGCCCTCTACGCCTCGGTTATCGGCCTTGATCGAAAGCAGGTCTTGTGGGTAGCGCATCCCGTCGTCGCAGTGCGTCCAACCTCCATCCAAGCCGGGGCGGTAAATCTCCGTGGATTTTCCGCGATACGCCTTGTACGGCTCGCCCTGCCACTTCTGCGGGTTATAGGTAGGTTGGGCGCGATAGAACACGCACACATCCTCAACCACTCGCAGCGGTCGCTTCTTGGCGTCCAGAAAACCCGTGATGCGATTCACCTTGTTCCAAACCCAGCTGTAGCGAAACTCTCGCATGTTGCTGGAGATCAGCGCCGTCGTGAACGGCTGGCTGGCCGTCAGCACAATGGCCGCGTTCCGCTTTGCCACCCTACGGTACTGCTCCCACAGCGGCTCGAACGGGATCACCGTGTCCCACTTGCAAGCAGTCGTCCCGTAAGGCAAATCACACAACACCAGGTCCACGCTTCCGTCCGGTATTTGCTTCATCAGCTCAAGGCAATCACCGTGCATCAATTCAATCATTACCGTTACTCCTTACAAGGTGGGGGTGATGTTCAGTACATTTCGTCTTACTGCGTCTACTCGTCTCGGCTCACGCCGACATCACCCCCGATTCGATTACTGCTGACCCAAGAACGGAGGCATACCACCCGATGCACCAGGGAACGGTGCAGCAGGCATACCGGCAGGCGCGAAACCCGCTGGAGCAGCACCAGTCACAGCACCGAACAGGTTCGACGCATCGACAGCGCCTTCACCGAAGGGTGTGTCGTCGCCAGCGAACTGGACAGCGATCAGATCGCACCGAACCCCTCGACCGTGTTTATTTTCCTGCAACCATGGTTTGACGGCAGCATTGACGCGGCAACCGCCATACATCTTGCGGGCAAGCTGCTGGTAGGCCATCGTGTTGCTCGGGTCGACTGGTCGACCGTCGGCCTGGATCATCTGCGGTTGTGATTCACGACCACTGGTGATGAACACATTGCCGGCGTAACCGTCATAAGGTTGGAAGGTCTTCTTGTTGATTTTCTCCTCCCCGCGACCAAAGCAGCGCAGCTTGCGGTCGTTTTGGATCATGCCCATGATGGTCTGGGCGTGCTCCTTCCACTTCTCCAGTGCCATTGATCCGTAGCGCTGCATGAACTGGGTGAAGCCAGCGTGATCCTGCGGCATGATGAACTCGCAATTGTACGAGATGCGCTCTTTGCCGGTAGCTTCGTTGACCTGACGCTGAGGTTCAGCGAGGTGGGGGAACGACAGGCGAACATTGGACAGATAAATGATTTCGGACATGGTGATTACCTTTCAGTGTTACGACAGCCACGAGGGCACGGATTCGGCAGCGGGAGCTGCCTCTACTGCGCTGAACATCGGCGCAGCATTCTTGACGACAGCCGGACGACTGTCAGATTCTGGGACCACGGTGAGTTTGCCAGCCATCTTGCTGACGTACTCTTGCTCCATTCGACTCATCTGACGAGGGGTGAGCGACACCCTGGTGCCGTCACGCTTCTCCCACACCAGCTTTTCAGCCTTAGCAGGAGAAACCAGTTTTGTCTCATAGATCGCGGTCTTGGGGATGCCCATCTTCACCAGCTTCTCGGCCATCTCCTCCTCGGGCAGCGCCCAAGTGCGGGAGCCACGACCATTGACCAGCTTGAGACCGGGGATTGACTGACCTGCCTCCAGACGGCGCAGGGCTTCCTTCTCGACGGCTTCGAGGAGTTGGCGCATGAGGGGTGCGGCCTCCATGATCTGACGAATCTGCTGATCGTCCATCTGGGCCGGGTCTTTGTCGGCAGACTGCTGCGCGACATCGAGCGTTTCGGTTACGACTGGTTGGAACATGATTCCCACCTCCTTCATTACGTTGCCTGCCAGCGCGGAGCAAGCCCCCTTGGCTCGGCAGTATTTGCATTGACTGTCACCTGGGATCAGAGGGGCATCGGGGTTGTCCGTCGCCCTTGCCTGATCAACCAGCACGCTTATCTTGGTCAACAACTCACTCACTGGAACAGTCCATGTGGTGATCGGTGTACCGCCTCTCAGCGCCAACTTCGGCTGAATGATGGTCATGCGCACCTCGTGCCACGGGTACTGGTCTGGCACGTTGTGACCCTTGCGACACTCTGCCAGCTTGCCCAGAGCGTACTGCTGAAGCTGCAAGTTGCCTTCTGCGGGCACTTCTGCCATACCATCCTTGTAATCCACGATCTCCAGCACACCGCCGCAGATGATCTGGATGTCCACGGTGCCACTGAGATCGTCCCTACCAGTGAACCATTGAGGATCAACACGTTTTTCCGGGACGACTTCAGCCATACCGTTGAGCTGGGTCACACGACTCTTGACGTACTCGATGGCAGACTTGACCCGAGCAGCCCGATCGGTATCGATTACGAACTCACCCTCATCGTCCATCAGTCTGACACCCACCATCAAGGTTGGGTCAGCGAGCCCCGCCTTGATACAGTGCTCCAGCAACGTGTGGCTGTGAGTGCCATCGATGGCAGCAGGACCGCTGCGTTCCTCTGGGTACTTTGCCTCCTCCCTGACACTGCCGGGACACAATGCCCAGCGGTGTCGTTTGGAGGGTGACAGTTTGGCGTGGGTGCTCATGACTTGCGCCAGACTCGTGACCCGATCACATCGCCCGCGTCATTGACTACAGAGCGAACGACGAACTTGCTGCCGGTCTCCTTGGTCACGCGACGGGTATGCATTCGCAGCGTCGTGTCGGCGATCGGCACCATGAACGAATCACCAACTTCGAGTTGTCGAAGTTCGGGGTACTTTTCAACGCGCTGTCTTGCGTAAGGCGCTCTCTTCGGCATGGGGATATTTTTCTCAATATTGATGCTCATGGTCATGCCACCTTCAGTTGTTCAACACCCTGGAACAGAGCACTGTAGTGCTCCGGTTTCACGTCATTTATGTTCTGGTATCCCAGACCAGTCAGGACGTTTTGAATCAGTGCCCCCTTCTGAGGCCCCAGCTCCCTGTAGACACCCATCACGTAGTCGATCATCCCTTTGACATCGGTGAATGGTGCAGCGGAACCCTGCGCCGGTGCAGGGGCGGGAGCAGCGAACACGGGAGGTGCAGGCATGGCTACAGGCGCAGGTGCTGGTGCAGGTGCTGGTGCAGGCGCTGGTGCAGGCGCTGGTGCAGGCGCTGGTGCAGGCGCTGGTGCAGGCGCTGGTGACGCAATCTCAGCAACAGCCACCTTGGCGTCGTGCGGGAGAGCGTCAATCAGCGACTGGATTACCTTGGTGTTGGCGATGACGGCCTGGGCAATCATCTGAATCGTTGAGTCATTCATGGTGGTACAGTCCTTCCAACTTATGGGTTACAGGGGGCTTGGTGATTACGATACGGTCTGTCACGAACGCATCGATTATTTCACGCAACACGTCGGACGGCTGCCCGTACTTCGACGCCTTGCTGTGAAATTCTGCACGAGTCTCCGCCGTCACTCGGACGGCCAGAAACGCTGATTTCGACTTTGATTGGTGCATGAGTTGCTCCATTGATCCGATGGTTGCCAGTGTTGCACAAGCGATTTACGATTGTCAAACATTTTTTGAAAAATTTGTGTATGCTGCCCCCAAGTGCTCGCCCCACATCGAGCGATCTGATCCCCGAGGGGCACCCAACAACCCTTCCACGCAGGAGATACAAGTGCTGCAAACCGTACAACACCCAGCATCCGTTGACGCATACATCCGGCACGGATGGAGCCTGGTGCCGATCCCAACCGGCACCAAGGGACCACGCACCCCTGGTTGGAACATCAAAGAAAACGCCATCAAGTGTCAGACCGATCTACCCCACGGCTACGGCATTGGGCTCGCCCATGCGTACAGCGGCACGATGGCGCTGGACATCGATGACTGGGCGACCACCACGATACTGCTGGCCGAGCACAACATCGACCTGCGAGCACTGTATGACGCGCCAGACGCAGTGGTGATCGAATCAGGCAATCCTGGACATGGGAAGCTGCTGTACTCGATGCCCTTCGGTGCAGCACTGCCGAGCAAAAAGATCATGCACGATGGCGCCACGGTATACGAGCTGCGCTGTGCCACGACTGGCGGTCTTACGGTGCAGGACGTGCTGCCTCCGAGCATCCACCCCGAGACGAAGCAGCCGTATCGCTGGGCAGGTGCTGGTAACTGGACCCGTCTGCCAGTGATCCCGCAGGCGCTGCTGGACCTCTGGAGCGGGATGCTGGCGCTGGACAAGGAGCGCACAATCCCAACGGGCGATCCGATTGATGCATCGTGGGATGAGATCGCGCAAGCGGTTGCAGCCATACCAGCCGACTGCTCCCGCGACGAATGGGTAGCCGTCGGCATGGCTCTGCAATGGGCCGGCACCCAGACCGGTCAACTCGAACAAGGCTTGCAGATGTGGAACGAATGGTCATCGACCGCTCAGTTCAAGTACGCAGGGGAACGGGAAATCCTGGCACAGTGGAAATCGTTCCGGTCCGACAAAGCGACAACCGTTACGCTGGGGACACTCTTCCACATCGCTAAGAATTACGGCTGGACCCGCCCTTTACCCGATGCGTCGATGCTGTTCGATCGTGTCGATGTTCCAACCATGGACCCGATTGACGTGATCGACGGGTTGCGCCCAAAGCCTCCCGAGATGCACATTGATCTGTGGCCCACCATCCTGCGTCAACGGTCGAGCGAGATCAGCGAAAGTGTGGGGTGTGATCCAATGGTTCCCTTGTTCGCTGGACTGGCTGCTGTCTGCGGGGTAGTTGATGCCCGCATCCGGCTGGAACTCATGCCGGGGTTCCGTGTGCCCCCGGTGCTCTGGCTCATGACACTTGGTGACCCGGCAGACAAGAAGTCCCCCGGATCACGCCCAATGCTGTCCCCACTGAGGAACATCGAGGCGGACGACCGGCCACGGTACAGCAAGGAACTGCTCGAATGGGAAGGTAAGGAGGCAGCATACGCCAGAGCCAAAAAAGCGTTTCTGGAGTTCTCGGCCAGCCCTGAAGCAATGCTGGACGGCGACCAGGCACCACTGGTGCCCGATATGCCACCGCAACCCGTGCCGCTCAAAATCACTGTGTCCGACATCACGAGTCAGAAGCTGGTGCGGCAGGCTGCCGACCGTCCCCGTGGACTACTGTGTCACCTCGACGAAATGGCGTCGTGGGTGCGTAAGCTGACCGACAAGACCAGCGGGGAGGATCGGTCGGCGTGGGTTGTCAGCTACGAGTCCGAGCACTACGAGATGGATCGTGTGGGCGCTGGGTCGATACACTGTGACAATCTTGCCGTGAGCATCTACGGCAATATCCAACCTCAAGTGTTCCGCCAGAACGTTGCAGCGCTTTCAGCGGATGGCCTGTTGCAGCGGTTCATCCCAGCCGTGCTCCACGGGCGCAAGACCAAGCTGGGCAATCCGATCCCGGAGTGCATGACAAGTGCGGCAGCATGGGAGACCACACTGCGACTGATCTACGCACTTCCACCTCAAGTGTATCGACTATCAACCGAGGCGTTCGATGAGTTCCGTGAGTTCCAGAGATGGTACGAGGATGCCAAGCAGGATGAGCGTGTGCTGGATAGCGGACCCGAGTACATGACGGCGTTCGGTAAGCTGGAGGGGTTGGCCGGTCGCTTGATCTTGCTGACGCATATCATCGAGTCACCATTTTCACCAACCGTCAATGCCGATGTGGTGCGCAGGATGGTTAGCATGATTCGCGGCTACGTGATCCCGGCATACCGATACGCGCTGGGCGAAGTGGGCGGCACGATTGCGAACAGCTTCGACCAGTGGATGATTGATCACATTATACAGATCAGCGGGGATACGCGAATCATCGACCTGCGCACCCTGAAAAAATCGGCACGTCGTCCGCTCGACGGGAAAACAGACTGGCAGAAAGATCAGGCGATCCTGGACGCAATGCTGGTGCTGGAACAAGCAGGATGGGTGGTGCAGGTGGAGAACGAACTCCACAAAAAGCGAGTGATGTGGGCCATCAATCCGTCCCTGCCGACCATGTTCAACACCTACCGGGAAAAGGTCATCAGGGCAAAACAGCGCCACGCTGATTACATCTACAGGTATGCCTACGATAAAGGATACGAGCGGAAATTGGTCAAGGGGTACACTCCAGATATGGACGACGATTAACCCGATTGAACCGGATCGACCGGCTTAACCGATTGACCATACTGAACCGGATCGACCGGCTTAACCGATTGACCGGCTTAACCGATTAACCCGGATCGACCCGGATCGACCGGCTTAACCGATTGACCATACTGAACCGGATCGACCGGCTTAACCGATTGACCATACTGAACCGGATCGACCGGCTTAACCGATTGACCCGATTGACCCGGATCGACCGGCTTAACCGATTGACCCGATTGACCCGGATCGACCGGCTTAACCGATTGACCCGATTGACCCGGA